ATCACCTATGGCCGATGTTATTTCTTGCCCTGTTATTCCAATTACATCTGCAGGACTAATTTCTCCAACAGAGGAAGTAATTTCTAGGCCACTTAATTCTACAGTGTTAATAGTTGTGATTGTTCCAAGAGAAGATGTAATTTCTAGTCCTGTTGGTTTAACAGAATAATCTACACCCCATCCAGATATACCCCACTCTTGTCTTCCCCATCCTTCAAAGTTAGAAGATTCGGTTGTTCCTACAGCAGATGTAATTTCTAGTCCTGTTACTGTTACGATAGTTTCTAAATCAACAGTAGCAGGAGTAAAATAAACATTTATTGGTCTATCAGAAAGATCTAGATCTACCACTGTAGTTGGAGATGCAGAAGCAGTTCCTTGTGCGGATGTTATTGATAAACCTGTTGGCTCAACAGAATATTCAACTCCCCAACCAGAGTTGTCCCATTGTTGTCTTCCCCAACCCTCAACGTTAAAAGATTGTGGTGTTCCTAATGCAGATATTGTTCCAGGAGAAGTAATAGATACAACTACTTCATCAGATTGCCATGTGTTAGCACCCCAAGTGTTATTTCCCCAGGTTGATGCCATAAGGAAGACCTCCTTATGCTAATCTTATGATTGCGTTAGTTGCGTCTGCTGTTGGAAATTGAATTGTGAATGTTCCACTAGTTACAGTTTTATCTGCACCAAATGCAATTACTGCGCAAGCAGGGTCACCAGATGCTGAATCATTGTAAATTACCGCACCGTTTGCAGTAAACGACGCTGAAGTATAACTCACATCAGAAAAATCACAAAGAGCTGTTGTTCCAGAACTAGTTGGAGTTACACTCGTAAGAGTTGCACCTCCTGCAGTGTATGCAGTTCCAGATGAATTTGTAATTTCATTTGAAGTTGAATAAGCTGTAGTTGAAGCCCCTAAAGATGCAGAGCTAGTGTACAAAGCTATTTTAAATGTGTTTCCAGTTGTAGCTGTAAAATCGTGAACTCCTTTTAAAAGTTCTACTTTAAAACTTGTGCAAATCGCCGATGTTATTGCCATAATTTATCTCCTACGGGTTTGCTGAGGTTACTGGTATACGAACAGTGCCATCAGTGTAGTCATCTCTTCGTCTTCTACCAACTTGCTCGTTAGCAAACTTCTGTACTTCTTGTTTATATTTATTTTCGTATAAAGTCAACATATCTATTGGACCTTTTAAAAATCCATATGTTTCTGACAAACAGCAATATAATAGCCCGTTTGGAAAATTAAGACTAATATAATTAGTTGTATTATCTGAGGCCAAAGTAGCTGGCATTTTATTGAAATGAATTCTAAATCTATATGTTGTATTAGGGACCGGAGACACGATAATACGTCCAGAGTTAGTATCCCCATCTCCTGTTGCTCCACCATACATAGCATAATATTTAGGCTGACCTTGAGCTGCAGATGTGCCTGTAATATCTTGATATTCCTGTAAATATGTGTAATCTTTTTTCTCTAACCATCTATTAGCGCCAGTAATTTCTGATCCTGCAGTATCATAAACTTGGACTCCTCTTACAAACAAAGCTCCTCCCGGAACATTTATAGTTTCTTGACCCGCAACAAAATTACCTAATTGTTGTTGTCTGTCAGCATCTATAGGTATATCTCTCATAATTCTATACTGTGCGTTAAGAACTATATTTTCTAATGTAGAATCTGATAACACAGTAGAATCTGTTTCTGTGTAATTTCTAATCTGTGTAACTAATCCACTGTAACTTAATCCAGCCATTATTTTCCTTTATGTTTTAAACGTATCTTTTTTTGTTTTGCAGTTTCGCCCACAACCTCTTGTTCGTTTTTATAAATAGGTGTATCTGATTTTTCAGGATGTAACATTACTTCATGAGGGTCCATTTCCTCTTTTGGTGTAAACCAACCTTTAATTATATTTATAATATGTTTTATCATGCGCTTAATGTGACTGGTCCAACGGAACAGCCAACTCCTCCTCCTTTAATTTCACCAACTGTAGCAGTATCTGTATCAACTGTAAAGAAGAAGAAATTTGCCACAGCATAATCTGTACTAACTCTTGCACCATCTCTAAATATTCCAGTTGTTATTGCATATCCTGCTGCTTTTGCAATGTTAGCTCCTGTAATACCGTCAAAGTCTGCAGGATTATTATATTGAAATGTTCCTCCGCCACCAGTATTTAAAGCTGGTGTTCCTCTAAATCTATATGTTGTTCCGTTTGTTAAACCGTGACCGGGAGCTGTAACATTTATAACTCCTGATCCTGCTTGATAAGTTTCAAAACCATCTTCTGGAACAGAATATGGAACAGCATTTTCTGTTCTTGCAGTTCTAACATGTCTTAATGCAATACCATCAGCACTCTGTGGTTTTGGTTCTAACTGTGGTTGTTTTGGTTCAAACTCAGATACATGCACAAAAGATCCGTTCCATTCTCTAACCATTTCTCTGTATGGAAATTCTAAACCAGATCTATCTGATATTGCTTTTGCGTATTTACCTGTTGCGTATTTTGACATTATTTTTTACCTTTTTTCTTTTTCTTCTTACCGCCGGGTCCTAAAGGTTTATCTATTAAACCACCTTTTTTTTCACCTTTTCTCATCATGTCGGCCTTATCAGCCATCAAATTATTTAATTTTCTAATGGCTTTTTCGTAAACTTTAGATTGTTGACTTCCACTTAAATCGTAAAAATCTTTACCATATATTTCATCAGCTAATTCGTCTGCTATATTTTGTATTTTATCTTTATCCATAATTATGCTCCTGGGTAATAAGTTTTTGGTGTTATGTGTGTGCTAGAAGCAGAACCGTCTTCTGCTAATGCTCTTGCTAATTCATCTTCATAATAAAGTTTCATAGCTTGCACCATTTGTGGTTGATATTTTTGTGCAAGATAAAAAGCTAAACCTGAAGTCATACAAGGCACAAATCTAAACGGTATATCAGTTGCGTTTGTATAATCACCTACATCTTGAATTCTTTTTATGTAATAAATATGCATATCTTTAGATGCATTTGTTGAATCTGGTGTAGGGTAAACTTGAATACTTACATGATCAATAAATCTTTGTACAAAATATTGATTAGGTGTTCCTTTAGAAAGTTTGTTTGAGAAACCTCCATAAGATGATCTATCAACTTTTGTCATTGGACTATCTGATTGTGTAGTCTGAGTTCTATTAGATCTTAATTGTGCTTCAAGGACATCGGACATTCCATAAATGCCGTTTGTTGGTGTAGTAGTTGCAGACGTTCCATCATCACTTGATCTAAAAAACTTATATTCTGCCTGACCTTCAATCATGTCAATATTGGTTTCTGCTATTTCCCAATAGTGAATACCTCTATTACCCCATTCTTGAAATAGGATATTAAGAGATCTTCTTGCTGATTTCATTTGATAACCAGCTACAGAATTAAGTCCAATACGTTCAAAAGCTTCTTCTATGATTTCATCAATAGAAAAAGTTCTATCAAATGTAGTTGATCCAGAGGTAGTGTTGGCCATTTAACCTCCTATCCATCAAAGAATGTCGTAACACTCACTGCTGTTCCTGCTGGGATGTCTATGTAAGCTCCTGCGTTAAATAATACTCCATCATCTGGGATATATGGATCAATATAATCTTTTGTGGTTGTTGCAACTTGAAAAGAAAATAAAGAAGTTCCTGATACAGGTGATGTATTATAATAAGATATATTTCCTACAGTTCCACCAGTTGTAATATGCATTCCTCTAACTCTTGTTCTACCTGCCGTTAAAACAGCTTGTCCACCTGCAGTTCCTGCAGCGTTTCCAGCTGAAGTGTTTGTTCCAACCGCACCATCAGAAGCAATTTGAGTAACTGTATTATAAAATTTTGTACTAGTCACTGTGTTATTGTTTGGTCCAGTAAGAACTTCTGACAAAGAATTTCCTGCAATATCTGTTCCAGTTATTGTGAAATCAACTCCAGAAATATTTCCTGTTGAAGTTAAAGTTATCTTAGAGGCTTGATCTGTATCATGAAACGCACCTGTTCCGGCTGCCGCTGCTAGAGTTAAATTGTCAGCTCCAC